CCACTGAGCAAGTTGTTCATATTCCTGACGTAGTAAAGCCCGGAAGCATTAGGGGAGTTTCACGCACCGAAGCGCTAAAAGAAAACTTTGGTCTAGCTATTGCACTTCAGAATTATTCAGCTAAGTTCTTTGGTCAGGGCACTAACACCTCTGGAGTTCTAGAGTTCCCCGGTAACCTAACCGCCGAGCAAGCGAAGCAACTTCAAGAAGGTTTCGACTCACGGCATGCAGGTTGGTCAAAGTCTCATAAGACCGCAGTTATCTCAGGCGGTGCAACTTACAAACCGACTTCAATCAATCCTCAAGACTCTCAGCTTCTAGAAGCAAGAGATCACGCAGTCGCCGACATCGCTAGAGCTTTCTCAATCCCGCCGCACCTGCTAGGACTGAATCAGGGAATGAGCTATGCAAGCGTTGAGCAGAATAACTTGGCATGGGTGACTCACGGACTTCGCCCGATAATCGCCAAACTAGAATCAGGATTCTCTCCACTACTCAACCGAATGCGGGGCGGTGAAAGAGCTTTCTTGAAATGGAATCTCTCGGGATTGCTTAGAGCAGATTACAACTCAAGGATTCAGGGGTACAGTACTGGAATTCAGTCGGGCTTTTATTCAATCAATGATGTTCGCAGGTTGGAAGACTTACCACCCGTTGAAGATGAAAGCGCCGACACCGTTAGAGTTCCCCTTCAGAATGTCAATGTTGAGAATGCAACCATTAGCTCGCAGTCTCAGAAGGTCAAGATGGCAACTGCATTAGTAACAGTTGGATACGACCCTGCTTCAGTTCTTGCAGCGCTAGACCTCCCAGAGATAGATCACACTGGACTCCCAAGCGTTCAGCTTCAGGGCGTTCAGAATCTTGACCCCGAAGACCCTGAGAGCGTATACCCGGAGGCCGAATGACAATTAATAACGAGCAGATAACGCTAAGCGAGACAAGTGCCACGCTAGTAGTTGAGGCGCACCATATGGAGCAAGAGGTTCATTTTCACAATCTAACCAAGAGCTCTAACGATTACATTCATTTCGGTGACGCAGACATGACTCTAACTAATTCAATTCACATTGACCCGGGCGAAACCGTAACTTACCGAATCCCGCCCGGTAATGAACTCTACGCAATGAGCGACCCTGACGGGTTGGTTCTCGGAATTCTAAGGATGACGCAAGACTGATGCCATATTTCATTACTGACAGGCATCCCGATTGCGATAGTTGGGCAATGGTGAAAGAAGACGGCGAGCTAATCTTCTGCCATCCAAATCGAGAAGCGGCAACTAATCAAATGATTGCGGTTTCTTTAGAAGAAGATTTGGAACCCGGTGGAGAATATGAAGGCGATACTTTTAGATCTCTAGAGCTCCGAGTTGAAGACGGCCAGCCCGCCATAATCTTGGATTTAGATAACACCTTATTTATTGATGGAGAATTTCAGCGTCAGATTTATGACTACGCCCTAACCTTCCAAGAAGATACTTTGATTTTCATTGTTTCGGCAAGGTTAGAATCTGAGAGGGATGCAACCGCCCAAGAGCTATTAGATGCCGGTGTAAAGTTTGCCGAGGTATATCTAAAACCAACTAGAGACACCGATTCAGTCGAGTTCAAAACAGGCGTAGCAGGAGACCTCTTAGAAATTTACAATGTCATGATTGCTATTGACGACAACGCAGACATTCGAAGCGCTTACGCTTCTCTTGGAATTTTGGCAATTCACCCGAATGAAACCCCCGAGTCAAGGGCGGCACTAGGAGGTGACAAATACACAACCGAAGAAGAAGCACTTGACCGAGCGGAAGAACTCGGATGCGAAGGCACTCACACAATGACCGAAGAGGGTGAAACGATTTACATGCCTTGTTCTACTCATGGGCGTTATTCTGAGCTAACAGGGTCGGGCGGTTATCGAGCCGAGCACAATCAAGGCGCATCAACTCCCGCACCCGAAGAAGACCAGATCGAGGGAAGTGACACCAACGAACCCGGTTCAGCTTCTGGCGCAGGCGGAGACATTGAACTCAACGAAAGAACCGAGAGAGCTCTTAGAAATAAAGTAAAACAACACAATGAAGCGATGGAAGAAGACGACCGACCAGACTGGACACGGGTAACCTTCGGACAACTTGCAGCGGTTTACAGAAGAGGGGCAGGTGCTTACTCAACATCACACCGCCCGGGAGTTTCAAGAGCGGCTTGGGCAATGGCTAGAGTCAACGCCTATCTCTACCTAATGAGGAATGGAGAACCAGAGTCGGCGAACTACATAACCGACAACGACCTACTTCCAGAAGACCACCCAAGATCAACACGGGGCGACCGAAGTGAGAAGCGAGATGTTGACCTAACTCCACCCGCTTACATGAGAGCGGCAGCCCGCCGGGGCGTTGAACTTTTTGAGCAAGGCTTAGCAGGCGATGGCGTTACAGACCAAACCGTTTCAGAAGCTAGGGCGATGGCTAACGGAAATGTTACAGCGGACAAGTGGAGCAGAATTGCGCCGTGGATTGCTAGGCATTTGACCGACCTAGAAGCCGAACAGAATCAACCCGGGGGCGAAGGATTTCCCGGAGCGGGAGCGGTTGCCTTTTATCTTTGGGGTTCAGTTCCAACTATGCGGGGCGCTGAAAGAGTTCGAGCCTATGCCGAAGGCGTAACCGCTAGAATAGAAGAAGAAGCCCGAGGAATTGCGACAGGAGCATCAATGAGCAAGCTTGAGACTAGAACATTCTCAACCGACTTTGAAATTAGAGAAGAAGATAACGGAATGCGGTTCAGCGGATACGCAGCTCTATTCGATTCCCCTTCTGCCCCTTTACCTTTCACCGAGCGAATTGCGCCCGGAGCTTTCAAGCGTTCTCTAAAGTCTAGAAATAATGTCTTTATGTTTTACAACCATGACAGCGGACAAGTTCTAGCTTCAACTCGGGCGGGAACTATGACCCTAACCGAAGACAGCAGAGGTCTGAAAGTTGATGCTGAACTAGCTAACACTTCCGCCGGCCGAGATGTTGCAGAGTTGCTTAAGCGTGGAGATCTTGACGCTATGAGTTTCGGTTTCTCAGTTCCATCAGGTGGAGATTCTTGGAATAGCGAAGGCACGGAACGCACACTAAACAGCGTCAGACTATTTGAGGTTTCAGTCGTGGCAATGCCCGCCTATCCAGAGACTAGCGGTAAAGCTATGGTTAGAGGATTGGACAAGATTGCACTAAGGGCAGAAGTTGACGCTGACGCACTAGCGGATGCCTTGGTAAAGCTTGAGACCGGTGAGAACATTTCAGACGATGACAAGACACTTCTTTCAACAGTGATTGACACTTTAAGCCCCAATAGCGAAAAAGAACAAGAATCAGGTTCGGAAGATGATAACGGTAAAGCGCTTTTAGAATTGAAGAAGAAGAAGCTTGCCCTACTAATGAAAGAAAACTCATGAACAAAAAAGAAATCAAGCAAATACTTTTGAAGGCCGCTGGCAATCCAACAAGCGGGGGCGTGAAAGAAATTGCAGACGCTCAGGCAACCGCACTAGCCGAAGCACTATCAGAAACTAAAAAGGTGGATAACACCGTAAAAGAAACCCGAGTAGTCGAGCCCGAAGAGACTCGCTAAGGGTTCGCCCCTCCAAGTCCCCCCTTTACTTGGAGGGGTTTTCTATGTCGTAAAGAAAAGCAAACTTCAAAGGGATTTCAAAGAACTGATCTGGCGCTCTAGTTAGTGAAGTGTTTTTCTCGATGGTAATGCACATGCCTAACGCTTCAGCTTTTACCGCATAAGCTTGAGTAAGCGAATCATTCAACACCATGAAAATAGTATTGGGCTTGATGAACTTTTCTTTTCGCTTAGGGATATGAATAGACCTAAAGGGAAACTTGGTAGCCCAAGCCCGTTTGATTTCGACTTCAATGAAAAGCTCTCGACCATCCTTCTCGGCGATTAGGTCAACTCCATACTTGTCGGGGTTTTCATATACATTCCAACCATCAAACTCTAGCCACTCGATTACGGCGTTTTTAGCCGCATAGTCGTGCCGTGCATGCAGAGTCTTATCAAATGGCTTCACAATCCAATTCTAGGCGGTTGAGGGTATTTAGTGCGGTAGAATTATTTCGTGGCGTGAGTAAGCTCCGCCTAAAGGTCAGAGTTAGCTCGCCGAAACCAAATCGAAAATCTATATTTAGGAGAAACAGAAGATGAGTGAATTCATCAGAATGCAAGAGGAAACTCGTGCAAACCTGTTCAGCCAAATCAAAGAGGTAATCACCGGAGCAGAAGCCGAAGGTCGTGGACTAG